CGCGAATTGGCGCCTTCTGGCCGTCAGGCATGAATACCGGGTACGCCTTCTCGGCTCGCTCGCGTGCGTCGCTCATGGCTGAGACTCCTTGGTGCCGGTGAACAATGGCGGAAGCATTAAGTGGCAAGTTAGGCAGCAGCGTCCATCGCGGCCAAAGTCATAAAACGCGCTGTGCGAGCATACCTTGCGATAGCTCTCCGAGATTGTCTCAAGCTCCTCGACGCGCTTCGATAGGCGCTCAAGGGCCTCGGTAAGTTCGTGGATTATACGGCACTCGTTAGATTGTCCGCTTCCCGGCATTGGCTTACCGTCGTAAGCGACATACTTGCAGTCGTAACCGCGAGCAACGTGGTCGTAAGTCTTGCCCTCCGCGATTATCTCCGCTACCGGCCTGTCTTGTGGGCTCGAATCGTATGGGTGTTTGCACGGGCCTCCATCGCATACGTCATGGTCATCGCATCCGGTGGGCTGCGCCGTCCTCACGGCTGGTTGTGGGCTCGAATCGCGGGTGGATTGCCGTTCCAGTAAAACCGAGTCTCCTCGCGTCCATCTAGCATCTAGCCAGCCATCTTGATAAATCGCCCTGAACGCCTCACGCCCACCGAAAGTCAGTTTTTCTAAGTCCAACCGCGCTCCCATGCGGACTTGATATGCCAGCCAGGCAGCATCCTCGTCTTTCACGCTTCTTCTCCCTTGTCGGGTTCAGCATATCCGGGAGCCTCTAGGCCCCATGCGTTCCAACCAAAACGCTTAGTTCTTGCAAACATTTCAAGATACGGGCCGTCGTAAAGCGCCTCAATACGGGACCTAACCTCATCTGGCTTTTCGGAATGTTTGGACACGGGCGAGATAACCACTTGATGCACCCCGGCCGATTTACGCTTTGGCGTACCACGAACTCCTAGCAAGCAAATCTCCACGTTCGCCCGCGTATAAAAACCCATGCCCATAAATAGCCCGATGCCGCTCTTGTTTTGCTTCACCCATGCAAACCCAATGGTCTTGTAGGCAAACCCCCACGCCTCCATGACGCGCAGGGCTATCGGCAACTTTGGCCCCGTAGCCCATAGAAAAAGTGCAGCGTCATCCGCGCACCATTCTGCAACCGGCAAAGCGGCGATTGCGTCGGGCTGCATCGTGACGTACTCTTTTTCGACAGTACGCGCCGCACCACGATTCACCAGCGGCTTCTTGCTCCACGCCCACGGCGGGTCCGCATAAATGACCGCATACCTGCCTTTGGGGCTCTCCGCCACCGGCCTGTCTTGCGGGTTAGTCATGCTTCGCGTTTTCTCGGCCGCGCAGGTCGTCCTCGACCTCCGCATAAAGTTTTTTCGCGTACCTCCAAACGGTAATAGACCGAGGTATTCCCTCATCCGTTGCGTGAATCGCTCCAGCCGCCGCGATACAGCCAGCAAGCAAAGTTACTTGTTTATCAGTCATGCTTTCCTTTCCGTGAGGGCGAGCTTAACGAACCGCCTCAGAACGTGAGTATGTCCACCGGGGTCGAGTTGGTCGCCAATATCGTACTCGTCGCAAATCTTCTGCGCTTTAGCGATCCTCCCGCGCAGGCGCTCAAGTTCGTTCGCATCGGTTACTTCCAGCGGCGCGGAGAGGCGTTCGAGGGCGTCAGCGGCACGGCACTCCAACGTCTTTCTGACCAACCTATCGCCGCCAAGGGTGAACGAATACTCCTGATCGCGGGCACGCAGTTCCGCTACGAGGTCCGCGTCTTGGTTGGTGCTCATCCCTCACTCGCCTTCCTGGATTCGCGTGTCGTACCGCCCAGCGAGGATGTTGTGCTGGGAGGCCAGTTTGTTATAGGCGGTATCGAAAGATGCACCACTCGCCGCGGGGTGCTCGTTGAGCGCGTCGAGAATGGCGAGAACCTCGTCCTCGGTTAAATCGTACCGTTTGCCTAGAACCACTATGTAGTTTTTCATTAATCCCTCGTTCGGATAGTCACTCACTTCTCGCCCTCCGTTGGCGGTACATCCTTCGCCGAACAATCGTCGCAGTAATAGGGCTCAGTAACGCCTGGCTTTATCGCCCACCAATAATATCGCTTGCACGCGGCGCATTTTAGTCGCGTGAGCGCGTGCTGCTCGCTAGTTTCAAACATCATCGGCCTTCCGGGGGAGCGGGCGTAGGCGTAGGAGGCGGCGTCGGAACGTACAGATCGCGCGGCTTGCGCGGGCACCCGGCGTGGCCTGGAACATGAACACAGTAAGCTGGCCTCAGTCGCCAGCATTGAGCCGCGCCAACGCAATGCTGCGGAGGCAGGACGCACTTCTGATGCAGTATCAGCGCCCAATCGTCGCAGGGGTAAGGCGTAGGCGTTGCGAGGACTACGGCAAGGAGGATGAGGGGGATCTTCATGCGACAGGCTCCTCGTTAAAATATTGGCGATACCAGCGGTGCGCGGCTTCCTTGACGCGGGATAGTCCCTTGGGCCACCGCGCCAAAATAGCTGCGTTCATCCGCTTCCAGTCGACAGACTCGCCAAGGTTCGCATTCCTCATTGCCCATGCGTACGTCGAAGCCGCTTCCGACTGATTGCAGCCCATCGCAATCTCGCTTTCCATCGAGGACTCAACAAAGCACATTGTCACTGTCTCTCTCACTTCAGTTCTTGCCTTTCATGCGCTTCTCGCGCGGGTGCTTGCTCATTTTACATACCCCTTACGGCAACGCGCACAGTGCATGACTTGAGCCGGTCCGTCGTAGTAGTACGTCAGTCCGTGCCAAACGTGTTTGAGCCACCATAAAAAGCTCATCCTCGCACCCTCTCCATCGCGTATTCAAGCGTCATGGTGGATTCTTTTGTGAGGGCGTCAAGGATTGCGCGGCATACTCCCGTCGCAAGTCCGATCGGAATACTGTTTGCGATCATCTGGCCCCTCTGCGTTTTTGTCGCTCCGCACCAGTCGAACGTATCCGGGATGCTGTGCGCTCGCGCCATTTCCAGAAGCGACGGGTTGCGGCATACGACAAGTTTGCTCGCTTCGTTGGCGTGAAAAGAGTTTGACAGCACCGAGCCGAGGATTTCATCATCCTCAAAGGCCGAGGCCGAGGCCGAGGCCGAGTTGCCGCGTAGTCCGATCTTCAGCGTTGCCGCAGTTTTATTGCCGCGATGATGCGACTCTCCGGTAAACGAACGTAAAAATCCATCATCTGGCGACGGTCTGGCCTCTCCGTGCGAGTGCTCGACAATTGCAATAAGTTTCCCGCTTCCGCGTATATCGTGGCCGTGCCAGCTATGGGCAGCGAGGGTGTCGAGGGTGTCGAGGGTGTCGTCGAAGTGTGAATGATTCCCGGCTTTACATCCAGCCCGCTTTGCTAATATCCGCGCATCCTCGGCGTGATCGCGAATGTCGCGTATCCGCCGCGGCCCAGGCGTAGGGATAACGTGCAACAGATAATTCGAGTAGAACCACCGCTTCCGTTTCGTTACGTCCCCGAAGTCTTTGGCGTTGAGTCGCTCGGACCAAGGCGCGTTAATCAACCGAGAAACCACGTTCTCCATGACGTATGGCGCGTCGCCGGCAAGGCGAAGGAAATCAGGCAGGCAGTTGCGCTCGTCGCCGTGCCCCGCGCGCTTCCCGGCAAGCGAGAACGGCTGACAGGGAGGGCCGCCGATAACCAGGTCATGCGGCGGCAGATCGGCGCGTTCCATCGTTTTCAGATCGCGCACCTCGGCCACGGGATGCCGCTGGTTGGCGTTGTACGCCTTGACGGCGCACGGCATGGTGTCGTAAGCAGCCACAACCTCGACGGCCAGCCCAAGCGCCTCTGCGGCTCGGTAAAGGCCCATATCGAAGCCCCCCAGGCCCGCGAATAGGGACACAACGCGAATCATCCTTGCGCCCTCTTCACGGCATCCAGCGCCGATTCGGTGGTCATAACTCTCCGCGCAGTCTCGCGCGTGTGCGATAGTATTGGTCCTGCAGCCACCATTTCAATGTGTTCGGCAGGAGCCTATTCTCGCAACGCTCGCAATAATAGTCGTACTCGCCAGAGTATGGGTCTATGCAGCAGTCCATTTTGTGGCCGACGAACCAGCAGGCCACGCACTTGGCAACGAACGACAGGCCAATCAGAGCGCGCCAAAGCCATTCGTGGCCCTCCATCCAAATCTCGAATCGGAGTTTCATTTCCTCATCACCTCCAGGGCATATTCGCGCGTCACGAGTTTGCCGCCAAGGTCGGCGTATCCATCCGGCAGCGGAGAGCCGGGCCTCCACGCTGCGAGGTGCGCCTCGGAGATCGCGGCTTTGCGTTTTAGCTTTAAGGGTGCCGTGGTTGCACCGACCTCGCCACGGTTCGAGGTGGGCGTCCCGGCCTGCGCCCGCTTCGGTACATCTTTGCCGCCGCCGATGACCTTCGACCCCCAGCCGCGGTCCTTGTCCCGCGTGACGAGGCGAAAGATGGCCGGGAACATCTCCGCGGCGCATTTGAGCTTCACCAGCGAATCTTCGCGAGCGAACGGGCCTTTGGTTTCGTGGAACTCCAGCGTTCGATCCGCCAACATCACCGCGAAATCCGGCGTTAGGCGAGTATCGTGAGCCAGCTTTAGCGTGATTGCCTCGTACCTGAACCAGAGAACCTCGCCACGTCTAAAGCGGTCATCCAGAAGTTCATGGTATGCACTTTCCAGTTTGTTCATTACGCCCGGAGTCTTGCGCTGGCCGATCATAGTGATCGCCTAATCTGCCCAACGCGAACGCTGGTGATTCCATATTTCCGAGCCAGAGTCTGGTTCGATGATCCAAGGGCTATTTCAGATTGCAGGGACTGGCGCTGTTCTTCGCTTAGTTTAGCCTTCGGGTTTTTCATGCCGGACCAATCGTTCACATTCTTGGTGCGTCCTTTTCTCGCCGCGTCACGCATATTATCAAATTGCGTTCCGAGAAATAGGTGCTTAGGATTAACGCACGTCGTCACGTCGCAAGAATGGCAAACGTATAAACCCTCTGGTATCTCCCTCTGGTTGTGCAGAACCCAGGACGCGCGGTGCGCTGAGGTCTGCCGACCTTTAAGGTAGAAGCACCCGTACCCTTTGCCGGTTTTCCACCCGGGTCCAGCCACTCGGCCTTGCCAAATCCAGCATCCATTCTCTGACACGGAAATCCTTGCCATCATCCGCTCGAGGTACTCAGAATCAGTCGCTTGTTTTACAGGCATGATCTCACCAGCCCCTCGCCGAGATGATGGTCAGTGCGATAACCGCAACTCCCGCCCAGGCCAAGATGCGGACGATTGCCAGCATGGATGCGGGTATCACGCCACGGCCTTCGAGGCGCCAAAGCAACTCCGGCACCGATGTTGCATACCAGCCAACGTCCGAACCAAACGCATCGAACTCGGCGACAGCATCGCCTCGCATGAGTCGCACTTCTCTAGCCGAGGTTCACGCTTCCGAAGCGCGTGCCCGTATCCTCGTAGCATTAGTATTCAGCCTCCGATCCGCGTTTGCGTCCTTGCGTTTTCTTTGCCTCTTGCGCTCGTTTCGCCGCAATCTCGTCTTGCGTTCGCTGAAACGCCGCACGCTCTCGGTCGATACGACCGCAAAACTCTCGCTCGGCTTGAACCGGCGTTAGCCCCCGCGCGCGTGCGTCGCGCAGCCAGCGATAGCGCACCAGCAGCGCGTAGCCAAACTGCCCCGCGAAGTTGCCCCGGTCGTCCGTCGCCGCAACGCTCTTGAGCCGCGCCACCTCGAGGATGGAGTCCCACGCCTCGAAGTCCCACGACGCCGTGCCCTCCGCCTCGCACAAGCCGCGCAGCGCCTTCCAGAACTCGCGCTCCTCACCGACGGGGTGAAGCATGGACCCCAGGCGATCGAGGCTCATGCCGCACCATCGAACTCGACTACGCCGCGAATATCCCAAATGTCGAACCAAGGCTTCTTCTCTCGGTTTTTGTGAACCGTCCGAGCGAACCCGACGTACTCCCCGAAGGTGATGTCGCCGTAGTGTTTGTTCCGCCCCATCGAGGCGAAAGCGCCGGCCACTCCACTCGCTCGGTCACGGTTCTTGCCTTCGGACTTGGTGCAATTCCCAAACTCGAGGCAATGGTACCGAGCCGCGATGGAACGATCTTCCGGCCCGAAGCTCGAGATCGTCCGAAGCCGAAGCGGTCGTGCAGCCTCCCTCAAGGCCGTGACCCACTCCGGTTCGGCTTTGCCGTTTTGGTTGGGGGCATCCGAACGAAGTGAGGATGAATTATCTACCTCTTCCTCTGCCTCTTTATCCGTTACTATTTCGTTACTAGGTAACGCGTTATTCGTAACTCCGGTAACGCCGTTACGGCGTGACCTATGGCGGCGCTGCCTTTCAGCGTTAGAGGCTCTCCGGGAGTCGTCTCCGGCCTTTTCTTCAAAGCGAGCGATACGCAGCGTCCCGGTAAGGTCGCGCTCGAAGAATCCGACCTGAAGAAGCTCGGCGATGGCATCCTCCTGGCACTTAATTCTGAGAGACGTGTAGCCACAGATGGCCGCTGCGCTCATAGGTCCGACGCGTTCGATCTCTAGCCGTCCTTCGCCGACGTCGAGCTTGCCGGCCAGGATGATTGCCGTCGTGAACGTGTGTTTTGCCGCCGCACTGAGCGCGCGGTAGCGGTCGTTGTCGAGTAGCGTCGTGTGAACCTTAACCCAAGGCAGTGACATTAGTGGTGGAAAAGTCTCCAGACGGCGATGGCGAGGACCCAAAGCGTGAAGATGCCGGCGGTCGGGTAGAGCACCCACGGAACGCCGCGCTCGAACAGCCAGATCGACGCGGCCTCGAGCGGTGTTTCCTGGCGTTCTGAGGCGCGCCAGCCGGGGCGAACGGTGATGACGAAGCGAGAGGTGATTGGCAGGGTAACGCGCGCGTCAGCGGGGCCGCGATAGGCCGCAACGCCTTCGCGCTGGAACCGTCGGCGGTTGGCGGCAAGCTCGACGCGCGTCACGTCGGCCGGGCTGAGTAGCTGTCTCATGGGCGCGCCGGGATTTCAGCGTCGGGAACCCACGTCGCCGATGAGACTTTGATTTTACCGGGCTGGGAAAAGAAGTCTAGGTTCCACGCGTACATCGCGTCGGGAGCGCCGCCCGGTACGAGCAATCCATCGGGGTCGTGCATCACGATGAATCGCGAGGGTGAAAAGTCCGCAAGGCATCCATCGTAAGGACCGCCGACGAGGAGCACTTTTTGACCGACTTCGGGGAGCGCGGTTGAATAAGCTTGCATCACGCTGCTCTCCCGCCGATGAGAATCGTTGCATCGAAGGGGAAGGCCGTCTTGCAGACGCAGCAGGCTTTGCCCCACGCATCGAACGGCGTAGCGATGCCCGCGAACCGCTCGACGGCGGCAACGCATCTCGGCTGGCGGCAGACCACTTCGCGGCCTCTAGGCGTGAGTTTGAATCCGATGACCGTCATGGGTTGGACTCTCGTTCGCTGCGGATTAGAGACAAAGCAATGTCGGTTCCGACCATGATGGCGCGAAGCCGAACCTCAATCGTCTCTTTGTCAGAGCCGTCTATGCCGGACAGCGTGTCGATGGAATCGCCCATCTTGAATCGCTTTATGAGTTCGTAGTCGCTCATGCGCTTGCGGTCTCCTTGGGCTTGGTGCGAGTGTTGATGGCGCCGTAAAGCTCCCGCAACTGCGGGTAGGTAAGCTTGGCCGACGTCGGGTTGGTGCCATCGAGGCAGTCCGCGCCGAACAGCTCGTACATCAGCTCGCGGTACAGCGAATCGCTCATGTGCCGCTCGGCCTTCAGGGCGTGGACCGATGCGAGCCCGTTCTTCCGTTTCGCCTCGTCGTCTTGCGGCGGAGCGGTTTGCTTGGCGCGAGGCTCGTCCTCGGGGATCTCCTCGGCTGGCGTGTCCTTGTAGCCGGCCAAGACGACGATAAAGCCAAGAACCGAACGGAGCGCCTTGCTCGTCGCCCTAGTCTGGGCCATCGAGCGCAACGCGTAACCGTCGCGGTTGTTCCATGTCTTTTCGCTGCGCGTGCATTGCGCCTCGGCGGCACCGATATCCATGCCTTGCGCGTTCCGAATCACGACGCGCGCCTCCCAACCGTCGCTCGTTTCGCGCGTCCATTCGCAGAACGGCGTGACGCGGGTCATCGCTCCGAGCGTTTGCCATCCGGCGACTTCGATGAACTCGCGGCCTTGAATCTTTTTGACGAGGCCCTTGGATTGCACGACGGCCTTGAGCGCGTCGGCGACCTTCACGGCTTGCGAGATAACGTCGGCCGGATCGCCGCTGAACAGCGAGACATTCGCTGGCGGTTGTATCTCGTCGCGGACGGCTAATGCGCGATGGTCGGCGTCGATAATGTCGGTGGTCATATCCACTCTCCATGCGGTCGAATGTGTTTCGAGGGAGTATCGTTCAGCCACGAATCAACGTGCTTGCCGCACCGAACGCGGCACGGAGCGTAGACGCTGCCCATGCAAACGTAGGCGTCGATGTGCGCGAAGAACGGGTCGCCGCAACGAAGGCAACGGCGGTGCTCCGGGTGCTCCGCGATCCACGCATCGCGCAGCGGCAGCAGAACGTCGACGGCATCATGCATTGACGGCCTCCTGGTAAGCGCCGTTGCGCGGGCATTTAACGACTTGGCAACCCCGGCATCTCCAAGATTCGCTCGCTTTCGCGTCACCTTCCGGCTCGACGTCGCCCAACGCGGCGCTCAGGCGAGCCCACTCCTCGGCAGCATCGAATGCGTAGTCTATGGGGTCGTAAGCGTCTTGGCGCATCTTCTCGTTTTGCTGGCCGCGACGGTTTGCGACGGCAGGGCCGAACGTCACGATCAACGCCTCATCGGCGCCGTCGTCGGCTAGCGCATACGTCACGGCTTGAAGCACTTGGTAGAACGCGCGCTCATGCGGCGGGTCGAGAACGCCCGACCAGTACGTCGATTTGAACTCCACGACGCCGGTCGTACCTCCCGGGACATTGAAGCGCAGGTCGATATGCCCGCGGATGCCCTTGTACGCCACCTCCTGCTCGCACGCCACTTCGTAGCCGTCGCGTTCCAGCGAAGCGGCCAACAGCGCAGCGAGCCAGGCCCCATAGACGGTGCCTATGTCGAACCGCGAAATCTGGGTGTCTGAGTCGATGACCTCGGGGTTGCCGTGGAGATCGTTCCACAATTTCCTGACGCAAGCGCCGGCATCACTAACGCGAAGACTCACGGCGGGCGTGCGTTCGCCGTGGGGCGTTAGCAGCGACGGAGCAATGGCGTTCCACTTCGAGATGGCGACGGCGCGAAGGTCGGGATCGAGAGACGCTTCGCGGATGCGCCCAACAGCGTCGATGCTCATGCTGCTGGTGCCCCGTAGCGGAAGGCCGGGGTGCCGTCCGCGTAGAGAGCGCCGCAACCCATGCAGCGACCGCACGGATAGCCCGCGTCGTCAACAAGCTCGCCGCAGCACTGCGGGCACGGCAGACGCTCGGGCTTGGCGACGACGCGCCGATCGCGCGGCTTGAAGTCGCGAGCCCACTGCCCGATGAGCGTTTGGACCAAGAACGGTTCGATCTCGAGAATGTTGTGGTAGAACCGCAGGGCCGCTTGATAGCGGTCCAGCGCGTGGTCCGACTCCGACTCGGCAGCGTAGGCTTGCATCGCGGCCTCTATTTGTGGTACAGGTGTCATTGTTGGTTCCTTCCGTAGTGGGTGGGGACAGCAAAAGGGGGCTGTGCGGAAACGCGCGGCCCTCTGCCATTTGAGCGCGCACTCGCATCGGCCAAAGGAGAAAGACCGATGCGAGGCGCGCTGATGCCGCGGGGGCTCAATCCGCGGACGAGGTTGCCGGTCACGGACGGCGGTTGCAACGCAACCTGAAGCCGCGCTACGCCACCATCGCGGTGCCGCTCGTCGAGCTTCCCGGCGCTGGAAGAATCGTAGACCAGCGCGACCGGAGAGGAAATCATGCTGCCCTCGAAGGGCGCGCCGCGTCTCTATTACGCAGGCACACTCGGCAAGAGCGATATTGATGTCTTGGGCCACGATGACCGACGTAAGTATTCTCGGGGGTGAATCCGTGGCCGTATTTGCAATGAGTCTTTAGAACGCGAGTTTTCCCGACTCCAAGCGCGTTCCGGTTTCCGTGCGGAGCACCAACGCGTTCGGCCGGGTGATCGAGCAGATAATCCATCGCGGCGCGTCGCCGTTGGCTCATGTAAGGGTAAAACCAAAAGACGATATTTCTTATTGAGGACCATTTTCCGCAGTGCCATCTATAGCTGGTTTTCCAGTGTTCCTTGCGACGTTTCTGGGTGTAGATTGCCCCGCATCCAACAATCGACTTAAAGCGATCAATTGTGTCGCGGTCTGTTCCAGTCACCGAAAGCGAGCGTTGCCAGCGACTATCTTTGCCGCCGTTAGTGCACACTGCGGAGCCTTCGCCCTCAAAGAACCCCGCTGCCCAAGCTATATCTTGGGTCACGCTGCGCGCAATCTCCGTGTCTCGAAAATTCGAGCTAGATCGGGCTCGTTGGACATTATCAAGCGCGCATAATATGACCTAAAGTTATTATTAAGCCGATAGTCGTCGCCGTGAGTTTGAACCCACAGGTCCCACCGAGCGCGTTCGTACAGCATCGCGATACCAACGCGCTTCTTGCCAGCCTCGCGGGCTTGGCGTGCGAGCGACACCAGCGCGTAGTAGACGGCCGGGTTCGCCTGGTGAAACTCCCAGAACCGTTGCTCTATGCTCTTGTCGAAAAGCGTCGGCTCAGTCACGCGCGTCTCCGCTCTAGCTCGAATACGTTCCGGTTCTTCGGCAACGTCTCGGCCTCGATGAACGCACGAACGGCGCGGGCTGGAATCCGGTACTGCACCCCGATGCGAAACGCGCCGGGAATCTTTGCCGTCGCGAGCAGTTCGCTGGCCTTGGTGCGCTCGCAGCCGAGGATTTCCGCAACGTCGCGAGGCGTCAACAGCATTTCGTCCGGCACGTCTGGCGTCAAAGCCGAGATCGGAGCGCGCATTTAGTGCTTCTGGCCGGTGAGAATGTAGCGGGCGACGCCAGCGTTGCGAGCCTGTTGCGGCGTCAGCGAATCATCGTTGCTGGTGCGCGCCATCTCTTGAGCGCGCGCTTTAATCTTGCGTAGCTCGCCAAGTTCAGCGATTATCTCGGCGTCAGTCATGCGTGTTTACGCTCCGTGCGGGCGATGGAGTGACACAGCGCGACAAGGCACGCCGTGATAGCTTGATTAAAGCGTTCACGCTCTGCGGCAAGGGCGCGTTCGTGTTGCGCCTGGCGAGCGTTGAATTTGCGAATGTCGTCGAGGAGTGCTTGCGCGTTCATAACGGGCGCAGCGTCGATCGTAAACGGACGCTCCGGCTTTCCCGGCGCTAATGATACAAACGGCTCGGCGTGAGGTACGCTCGAAGGCATGATTAGGCCGCGACCTCCACCATGTCATGGAGTTCCTCGAATACGCTCATTAATTTGAGCAGATGAACTCCACCTGGTCGACGTAGCCCACGCCGCCAGCGTCCTACCGTCGCTTCGGATACGCCGACAGCCGCGGCGATTTGCACATCGCTGAGGCGTCTTTTCTTGGCACATTTCTGAAGGGCGGCTGCAATAGTCATCTCCAGACCACATTACCAAATGGCGCGCGTTTTGGCAAGCCCTTAGGCACGCCTTTTAATTTTAGAGTCGAGAGATGGCGCAGAGCGAAGAAAAGAATCCCGCCGACAGCGGGCAGGAGACGTTTTACCAGCGGTTCTCCCGCATCGTGGAGGGGTCGGGTCTATCGGATACCGATATCGGCTCGATTATGGGCCTGAGCGCCGCGAACGTCGGGCGCGTTAAGAGCGGACAACGAAAGTCGATTCGGCTCGACGCGGGCTTACGGCTCTGCTCGAAGCTCGATCTGGACCCGTGGGATCTTGCGTTCGGACGGCCTAGGCCGAGCGCGTCTTCCGACGTCCAATTGGAATCACATTTGCCGGAAGGCCCGTTTGCTGAAGCGGTGCGGGGACTTCAGTCCGAGATCGATTCGGTTCGGGAGATAGCCGAGCAGGCTCAGGCTCTCGCGGAGGAGGCAGCAAAGCCATCACGGCAGCGCGGGCGTGGTAAAAGCGCGTGAGCGACCCGTTAAGGCCATCGTCCAAAGCGAACATAGGTTCGATTATACACCCCGCAACCTTCTAGGTCGTAAGGACCATCTTACGGAGTTTTTGGCATGAATACAACTAAGCGTCTGGTTATTTTATGACACAACGCGAGAGGAACGTGCTACTCGCCGCCGCGGGGCTCGGGTTTCTCTTTGCCGGACTGTTCGCGGTCGATCGGCTGTGGGGTGGCGTCATTGCCTTTCTCATCCTGTTGGCGATCGGCGTGTGGTCGCGAGAACAAATCCCTCTGCCGCCTCGGTGAAGCGGCGCGGCCGCGGCGACGGTAGCGTCCGCCAGCGCCCCAACGGTCTTTGGGAGGCGTCCTTGCGCTACATCGACCCGCTAACGAGCGTGCGCCGCCGTCTCTCGGTCTACGGCGCGACGCGATCGGACGCCGTGGAAAAGCTCGATGCCGCTCGATCGCGCCTGCGTCGCGAACAGCGTCCCGCGGCGTCCCGCGTCACGCTCGGTGCCTACCTCGAGCATTGGCTCGAGAACGTCGTGCGCCCCACGCGCCGCCCGGCGACGTATCGCTCCTACGCCGCGACCATCCTCCACCTCGAGGCCTCCCCGCTCGCCGCCCACCCGCTGCGCGACCTCCAGCGCGCGACCTTGCAGCGAACCTTCGCCCGCTGGCCGGCGACTCGCACGACCGAGCTGGCCGTCGTGCTGCTGCGCGCCGCGCTAACCCAGGCGCTCGACGACGGGCTCCTGCTCGTGAATCCGGCGCTCGGGCTCAAGCCGCCGCGACGTGAGCCAGCCGAGATGCGGGCGCTCTCCCCGAATGAATGTCGCGCTTTGCTTCGGGCCGCTCGAGGCGACCGGCTGTGCGCGCTCTACGTCGTCGCCATCGCGACGGGGATGCGCCGTGGCGAGTTGTTCGCGCTTCGCTGGTCCGATGTCGATCTACGCCGCGGCGTGTTGCGCGTGGTGCGATCGTATGACCCGCACACGGCCACGATGGGGCCGGTAAAGACGCGCAGCGGTCGCCGGCAGATCGCGCTCGCGCCGGATACCGTGGCGGCGTTGCGCGCGCACCGCGACCGGCAGCGCCTCGAGGGATTGCCGGCCGAGCTCGTCTTTGCTGGCCCCGAAGGCGGCCCGCTCAACCCCGACCGCGTGCGCCGAGGTTCGTTCCTGCCGCTTCAAGCCGCTGCGAAGATTGCGCCGCCGGTGCGTTTCCACGACCTGCGCCACACCGCGGCGACGTTGATGCTCGGCGCCGGCGTGCATCCGAAGATCGTGAGCGAACGGCTGGGTCATGCGTCGATCGGCATCACGATGGACCAGTACCAGCACGTTGCGCCCACGATGCAACGAGAGGCCGCGGCGAAGGTTAGTCGGCTACTGGGGCGAGGATGAAATCGGGTCAATCGCCGTTAGGTGCTGAAATTGCTCCCGGCAATCGTCAATTACGTTATGTAGGGGACACAGCGCCGATTCGGATGGGAGCCTTACAATGGATTCGAATTCGATAAGCACCCGAGTTAGGGGCTTACCCTCCCCACCTGGATGCAGGGGCTCGGTTTGGAAAGTTACGAGACGGCCGACAACGCGAACGAAGTCTCCGCAGCCCAACGGTTTGTAACTCATGTCGTCATCATAGCACCGGACGCCAAGAGAGTCCGCGGCTCGGGTTTCGCGGATGCTCGTAGGCGGTACGAATGGCGGTACGGCGCGCAACGGCGCCGCGGCCAAGAAACGAAAAACCCCTGCGTAGCAAGGGCTTTCGGCTCTCGGGCTGACAAGATTCGAACTTGCGACCTCTTGACCCCCAGAAAGGTGCAGCCTTCGGGTGGGGTGTCGATTACGAGAGAATCAGGCTGTTTCGGGCCGTTCCGCAGGCGATTTCTGGGCCGTTAGGTGGTACGGTTTGGCGGTACGGCGTTCAGCGCGCAAACGGCAAGTGAATCAGAGCGTAGCCTACGAGAAAGAGCACGAGGAGAAAAAGGAAATCGCCGCACTGTTTACGCGACCAGCGGCTCACTTATCTCCCTCCGACGAGGCCCAAACCGCTGTAGCCCGGAGTTCCGCGTTTGCGAGCGCCGCTTCGCACGCCAGGGCCTTTGCCTCGTCGGCACCGCCCGCTTCAACGTGCCAAGTGTCCGAGCGCAGGTTGCCGCCGTTGAGCGACAGTTCGACGTGCACCGCGTACTGGGTCATCGCGTCTCCTTCGGTACGTCGCCGGCCGGCTTGGTTAGGTGTTCGGCGTCGTATTGCGCCAAGGCTTGGGTCGTGAGGCTCTCTGCCGCGACGATCGAAGTCTCGAGCGCGCGAGCAGCTATCGTCGGCTCGATCGCCAGCGCCGCCTCGACCGATGGCGTCCGCACCGCAGCCCGCCACGGCTCGGCGTAGTCATCGCGGCAGAGAACGTAGACGTCGGTCCGCTTCTCGGGTCGCCTCATTCGCCACCCTCCGTCAGCGCGTCGAGCTCGGCCAGAATGTCCACGACGCCAGGCGCCTCGGCTGGTACCGCCTTCTTCGCGGCCGCGACCTTAGCCGGCGTCTGGCCGGGTTTGTTGCGGTCGCGGTAGCTCTTGGACCCGGCGGCATAGCGGCAGGGGTCCGAGCAGAACTTCGGCTCGTGCCCCCGTGACAGCGCGGCGTAGACGCGCGCCTGCGCGATGGGTTTCTTGCAGCGCGTGCATTTGTACGCCTTCACGCCGTCGCTGCCTCGCCGAACAGCCCGTCTCCCGGCAGGTTGAGATCGGCACGCCCACGCAGGCGCGCAATCTCTTGCGACCGCGGCCGGTCCGACGTCATCGCGGCTCGGTCGGCTCCGGCATCGAATAGGTCTGCGCTTGCGCTCGCAGCCTTCGCCTCGCCGCGCCAGACCTTCGGCCGCACCACGCGGATGCGCTCGATTGGATAGAGGCGCTCGCTGCCGCTGTAGTCGTCGCGCACGTAGAGGCTCGTCGCGCCGGGGGTAGGCTCGACCGAGATCGAGCCATGTCCGCGCTTGCCCGCGCCGGTGACCCGCACGCGCGCTCCGCGATGCAGGCCGGAGGTTGTGTTTCTCATAGCGCCACTTCCTCTCCGGTCGTGAGGTCGGCGGTGATGCGCTGCGAAAGCGATTCCATGTCGCATCGGGTGCACCCCAGACCGGCGTCGAGCGCATCAATCTGTCCGCAAGCGCAACGAAGCGCCTCGCGTTGCTCCGGCGACCACCAGGAGGGCATCACGACCGAAGCGTTGCCGCCATCCGGCCATTCGAGCCAACGCTCGCCTTGAGCGAACGCCGGTTGCCGCCAGCAGCAAGTCTTGATCTGCTCCGCCGTGGCCGTAACCCACGGACCTTGCTGCGAAGCCATCCAGGCGAAATGATCATCAACCGACACCGCTTCGAGATGCTTGAGCATCGCGGGAAGCCCGGCTTCCGCGGCCGCAGCCACCTCGTCAGCTTCGGACACTGCCTCGGCAACCGATGAAACGAGCGCATTCTGGGCCTTGTGTTCGTCGCAAGCGCCGCGGGTCGGCGAACATTCGCAGCGGGCGAGCGAGTCCGTCTGTGTCATGCCGACACCTCTTTCGGCGCGTCGGCCTGTGCCACGCCAACGATCTCCTCGGCGTACCAATACGGCACGGGCCAGCCCAAAGAATCTGGCGTCTCACCATCCGGCGGGAAATACCGCATTGAGCGATTTGGCATAAACGCTTGCTCGGCGGTGGTTTCAAGCGTCCCGACTTGTCCCTTGCCGTTCTTGAACGACAGGCGAACGCGCATTTTGGGGTATTTGCGTGCGGCGGTTTCGAGCGTCATGCCGACACCGGATATTCAGCCTTCACGGCGTTGATCTCAGATTGCGGAGCGCCGCATTGGGCTAGGACCGCGAGGCGGTGGGCTAAGGTCGTGTTGTGTTCGAACCGCGAGGCGGTATCGTTGCCGACTTGAACCGGGGTCCCGGAGCAGTCGCAGGTGTGGGTGTTCTTCATGCTAGAACCTTTCGTGGGTGGGTAGTGATTACTGTAACGTCATCGTACCACGATAACTCACCACCGTCAACACCTCGCGCCAAAATACCCAATCCACGCACGGAACGCCCAAATCAGCGACGGAATAAAGCCCTCCAGCGCGTCTTAGGCGATCGCGCCCGACCCAGGCTCCACGCCCAAAAGCCAAACCCGCGTCCCAGCCGCAACCATCAGCCAGCGCCACAAACCTTCGCTCCGTTCATGGCCGTACCTCACGCACCGCCAGATCGACGTAACCAACGCGCGCGCCTCGCACGCGACGCTCGAGCCGAACGGCCAACGCCAGAAGCGATCTCTCGCAACGCATCCCATCGACGCCAGCGAGTCTCTAGCCCGCCTGAACCCGTAGCCCTCGAATCGAGTCTCTCCCACGCCACCCACCTCCCCATCGCGCGGCCTTGCCCCGGGGCTCTCGTGTTGGGCCTGCGCCTCGGTCTGGGGCGTGTGGGCGGAGCGGTTCCCCCCGGCGGTTGTGTGCCGTTCGCTGAGAGTCGCTACGGCTTCGCCCTCAAGCTAAAAATTTTGGCTGGCGTTTTTTTTCGAGGCTGGTGTTGGTTTGGTCGGGCGAGTCGCGCTGTTGCGCTCTCGGCTGCGCCTCGTTACCGTTTCGCCCTGACGGGCTCTCACGGAGCGGAATTTTTAAATGCGCGGGCGCGAGGCCTTTTTGCTGGGATTTGCGGCGGGGTTGCGAACCTCGTCGGGCTGGCAGTGAGCGCGGGCGGTCGCCGGTGCGCTCCAACAGACCAGCGTCTCTTGACGCGCTGGGGGGCGGCGTTAGGCGCGCACCGGGTAGTGCTCTAGCCATGAGGCCGAGCATCGCTGGCAGATTGAGCCGGCGGCTCCGACGTGGAAGTGGCACGTGCGCTTCATGGCCGTGACCTCTTGACTATCACGCCGCCTCGGCTTGGCGCGCTCGCTTGAGCCGCTGTACGTTGCGATAACACTTGCCGCACTTGGAGCACTTGAGCCAGCATGAGCGTCGACGTCCCGTCGACTGCTTGCGGCACAGCAGTAAGCCTCCGCAAAGGCACGGGTGCTCGAGAAGCGGTTGGTCCCATTTTGGCCTCCCGCCGGACTCGCCACGGTGCTTGAGACACAGTGCCCCAAACGCATTTTTGGGGAATCCGGGGATTCCGATCGGTGTCGTGCAACCAGGCAGAGAACAGAAAAAAACGCCGTCCCTAAAGGGCGACGGTTGTTTTTCGATCGGAATCGGGGTAGAATCTGTCACGGCGAGTTGGTATCGCTTTCAGCCTGAGCCCCGGTTGTTGATTGGCCGGGGTTCGGCAATTCTGAGGCCCGGTCTGTGCCGGTACCGTCACCTATACCACGCAATGGCGACGCCTCGCAAGCCCGTCGCCTGGCCTCTTGACTTCTGCGGCGGGATACTTGCGAGAGAGCGGCTTGGCGTGGTATAGGGGTGATGCGCGCTTGGCCTCTTGACCGGCGCTTTGGAGGGACCGACGCCAGAATGTCACGCCCGAAAATCTCTGCCGGTATCGAAGGGGTGTCTTTCGCCGCGGGCCCACGGCTCGCCGGAGCGAAACTCCTAGGCAGCGTCACTCCGCCCGAGCCGGTGTCCGTCATCGTGGCCGGACCCAACGGCAAGCAAAACATTTTCCCGGCGACCGTGGTCCATATGTTTTCCGACGCGGCGATCGGTATGCTGGCGAATCTCGTCGGCAACGTGGTCGAGCAGGTGCTTGCGCGCAACGGACTGATAACGCTTCCCGAGCCTCCCGCCGCCGCGGCCGAAGATGCCGAGCCGAAGCCGGAGGTCGCATGACCGAAGTCGCGAGACTTTACGAAACACACGCTGCGCTTACGAATGCAGTACGGCAATCTATGGCGAGCCTGAAGACCGCAATGAAAGCGGGCGACAGAGGCGAAGCCGAAGTGTGGAGAGATGTGTTCGAGAAAAACACCTTTGCGCTCCACACCCTGGACGAAATAATTTACGGAAAGCCAAGAAACCTCACTGACGTTCTCGAGCCGGAAGCGAAGTCCGCGTGACCGATGCGCAAACGTTCGACGCCCTAGTGAAACTCCTACGCGAGTCCGCAAAGTCTCTGCGGGAAATGGAGCGGGCTCATACCGAGGCGGCCAACGCACTTCAAGACCAAGCCGATTTGTATTTCCTGTTTCAGTGCGGCGACTGCGGCGCGCAAATCACTCGCTACACCCCGCCACATACCGACTGCCCGAAGGCGAAGGCCAGCGTATGAAGCTCCGCGCCGCGCTGTTCGAGGCGCTGATGATTGCGGGCGTCGCTCTCATGGCGTTCGTTGGCGTCACCCTCATTGCGTGGGCGAATCCGTGAGTCAGCAGCAAGATACATGTCCGGCGTATATGCAATTGGTTACAACTAAGGGCGAACGGTTTGCGTCAATCGACAGTGTGGACAACTCAGGACCTTGCCCTATCTTCAGAGTCGGCAAGCTGATAGACCGAAAAGATTTGCCAGCTAACGCGGCGATATTCAAACTAGACCCTGAGACAAACCTATCGCTCAACGCGGCAGGGAGAGTGGTGCAATGACGCTGCCCTGGAAGCTCGCTGTCGTCGGACTCACGGCCTGCATGTTCCTCGCCTTCGCCACCATCTGGCTGCTCGAATTGCAGATAGGCGGGCTCGCTCGATGAGCATGAATATGCTGGTCCGCAACCCCGGCCGGGGCGACTTGCTGGAGATTCAAAGCAACGGCTGGCACCCAGAGCACGGCGAGAACGGACCTCTCGATGCCTTTGAAGCAACGGCGGTTTTCTCATGCGGATGCCGGCGCACGACGCGGCGGGCAATCGAATACAAGATTGGCGAACGCGAAGATTTGATGCGCGCGATTCTGGAAAGCCCCGATGGCGAACCAAGCCGCGCCGTCGTCGCGCAGGCCGACGCGCTTCGCCGCCAACGCTGGTCGCTCCGCGGCGATGCCTACCGCGAGTTGAACCGACTCTACCAGCACGGGCTCGACCCGCACGACATACACGACGCTACGGGGGCCACCCATGCCTGAAACCAATAACGTCGAGGTTGCCTGCATCCAGGCAGCTTTAAGTTGCGCGACGTGCGGCGTCGATGACCCGGATAGCCAGAACATCGGCGGCATCGACGAGACAACCCGCGACGCGGCTCGTGAGTATCTGCGCCGTCAGTGGCAGTACGACGCGAACGAGGAACAGCCAGGCGACAATCCCGGGGGCAACGATTGAGCTCCTTCTTCTTTGCCCTCGCCGCTCTCGGTTCGTCGCTGTTGTTTATCGGAGGCGTGCTTTTGCTCGTAGGCGGCGGCTGGCTTTTGGCGCGAGCGTTGGCTGAAGTCGAGCGTGCGCGCAGTCACCGTATTAGCGCCGACGCGCAGTATGAAACGGTCAGCGCAGCGCGTGAAGCGATCGACGACCTCGAAGAACGCGGCCTCGGTTCGCGCGAGTTCGTCGCGCCAAACGACGCGGAGTTTGTCGAAAGCCTCCTCGCGCAACGACGTGCTCAAGGCGAGGAGCCAGACATTACCACGATGGGCAACGAGCACATCGAGGAAACGTCGCCGATTCCCGCCGACGAAATGTACGTCCCGAGCCGAGGCTTGTGAGCCATGCCGCGCGGGAAAGTCAATGACGCGGTTCGGGCGCTGCAAGAGGAGAACGCCCACCTTCGCGGGCTGCTTGAGATGAAAACGCCAAATACGACGACGTCATGGGCCGAGTTCGCATCGCAGCCCATGCGCGACCAAATGGCCGCTCAAGCACTCGTCGCCGAAAAGCTCGACACGCTACGCGCGCTCCGCTGGCTTGGATTCCAAGTTGACACGAGCGTCATGTCTATCCCTCAGCAAACCAAAGACCTTATCCAGGAGATATTCAATACTCCGGGATGCAAAAAGATTCTCGCGGCCGACATGGAAGATGCTAACGCGAATAAGGCGGCGGTGATTGCGCGGCTGGTAAAGACTTCGAGATACGGCAACGACGGTGATTCGGTTCGAGCGACGCAGCAGTTGGCGAAAATGTGCGACTGGAACGAAGGCGACAAGAACGTCGCCAAGGCTGGCGCCGCGCAAGTAAACCTTATGCAAATGTTCGCTTCGTCCGATACGCCTAAACGCGTGCAGAGCGAAGTTCTTGATCCCGACGCCATCATCGACGCGACGGATGTTTTCGTCCACGACATAGGCGAAGCGGCGCTGGTCGTCGATGAAGAACCTGTACGCAAGGCGCTCGCGTGAACGAAGCCATGACCTGCACGGTCGTATCGTTCCCGACACGCAAGGAAGCCATCGCCGCCAAGCAGGCGTTTTATCGTGAACGGCGAGTTTCCGCGTCGTCGTATTATTGCGAGTCGTGCGATTGCTTCCACCTTCGCGCAAACATGAAACGGCTCCATATGTCCGGTCGCGCGTTAGAAGTGCTGCGTCTCATCGGCATGGGACACACGTATGCCGAACTAGCAGGCATCATGGGGATTAGCCACGGAACGGTAAAATGGTACGTAGAAGAAATCAACTTCACTTTCGGCGCGCTCAATACCGCGAACGCCATCTGTATCGCGATCGCGCTCGGCGTCTTGAACCCGCTGACGTTCGTCCCTCCAATCAGAGAAAGATGTGACCATGCCTCAACCAACCCCGGTTAGCGTTACCGGCGAACAATGCAACGAGCGCGCTCGCGTCGTGTTCTACCAGTCCCTCGGATTGGTGGGCAAAGAGTTAGAAAAAGAGGTCATCAACCTCGAAAAGCTGCACGCGTTGGCGGCGGTATGCGAAGCGTGCGGCAACGACCTCGACGCGGCGTCGCCCGAATAACTTGAACCCAGCACTCCGAAAGCAGCCGCTTCTGAAGAAGCCCTACGGAAGCGGCTGGAAAGATTTAAGACCGACGCACGCTTCCGAATCGAGACGCTGTATTTTATTCGACTCGCTCAGACTCGCGAGATCGTCCGACTTCGCTTCAATGAAGCCCAGGTAAAGCTCTCCGAAACGCGCCAGTGGTTCATCGACCACCGGATGCCGGTTCGCATCATCATCTGCAAGGCGCGCCGAGCTGGGCTGTCAACCGGGGTCGAGGCGTTCATCTTCGATGACATAACGCGTCACGCGGAGTCCGATGCTCTCATTGTCGGCAATCAAATTAACCCGTCAGAGAACGTCCTTGCAATGTGTACGCGCTTCTGGGAGCACCTTCCAAAGGCGATACGCTTTGAGACGAGCGAAGGTCCGGTCATCGTTCCCGTTCGCCCCGACTTGCACCCGCGCTACAATAACAACCCGCCTAAAGACCTGCTAGAGTTTGCCGCACCGCTTAAGTCGCGCCTCTTTACTGCCTCCGCGAAGTCGATCGACGCCTACTTAGGTTACGGTTTCCAAAACCTGCACGCTACCGAAGCCGCGTACTACGACAATGGGTGGGATTTGTTTCGCGCGCTTCAGCCGGCCCTTTCAGACGATGTTCACTCCGCGCAGTACATCGAGTCAACGCCGAACGGGCAGACCGGGAAAGGCGCGTGGTTCTACGAGCAGGTGATCGACGCAAAGCTGCGCGGCAAGACGGAGTTCGGCGAAACGCGTTTGCTGTTCATCCCGTGGCACGAGATGACGCACTCGTTCTCCAAGCCGTTCGAGGATATGAGCGAGCGCGCGGCGTTCGAGCGAAGCCTCAAGAAAAACGAACGCGACATTATGCTTCAGTTTCCAAACGTAACGCTGGAGCAAATGAAGTGGCGGCGCGCAAAAATCGCGCAGCCACCGTTCAATAAAGACGAAGATATTTTCGATCAGGAATTTCCTAGTGACATAGCCACGGCCTTTTTGCTCTCGGGGACGTCGGTTTTTACTCGCGGTGCAATCAAGAAGTTGATGGCTGGCGTTCGCGAGCCGATTTGGCAGGGCGACATTTATTGGGGCGATAGCGACCGCTCAAACGAGCGCGAGCCGATTCACGACCTCGTTCGCCGCCCGCACTTCTACACGCCAGCGCAAGCTCGAGCCGAGAACTTTGCATCGCACGTCACCGAGAAAAGTTACGACAGCCTGAAAGTCTGGCGCTGGCCGAGTCGCAACGAACGCATCGTCATTGCCGCCGACATTGGCCGCGGCAACCCGCTGACCGACGACGGCGACTACTCTACGATTTGCGTTCTGGTTCTCAACGAGCTTGCCAAGGACGAGTTGATAATGACCTGGCGTGGCAAGCTAAACCCGATTCTGTTCGGCGAGGTGTGCGCGGCGCTGGCATGGGGCGTTCGCTATCGCGTCGGCGACAGCGTGAAGAAACCGTTGCTGGCTCCCGAATGGACCGGCCCCGGTTCGGCGACTTGTACCTACATCGACGAAAAGCGGCTGTACGAAGTCGACAAGTACCGGATGCCGGGCGTAACCGGGATGCCCAAGACCAAGCATATCGGGTGGGAGAGCAACTCCAAGACCAAGCCGTACTCCGTCAACTGGATGGTGCGGATGATCGAGAACGGCAGCGTCGAGATTCCCTCCGAGGAGTTGGTTCTGGAGATGAGCAGCTATCGCCAGAAGGACAACTTCGGCGACGAGGGGAGCTATGGCGGTGCCGGCGGGCACGACGATCTCGTGTCGTCATTCCAAATCGGTTGCGCCATCTTGCGCCTCGAAACGACGACGGTCCCGGGCGGCGACTCGGTGTCGATGATCGACATGGACTCCCCAATCTTCGGCCACGACAGCACCCTAGAGCCGTTCGACGAGTTGCTGCCGCAGGAGCCCGCGGAAGAAACCTACGGGCTGGAGATGCAGGACGACGAGTTCGCCCAAGGCGAGAGCGGGCTGTTCTGGGGCGACGGATGGTAGCCCGGACCCTGTATATAGTCAGGCAAAACGAGGGCTTGGCGGGCCTAAGTATGGGTGTCGTATGAGCAGCGGACGCCAGAGATTTGAGCATCGGTTTTACCGTGGGTTTAGTTCGTCGATTGCTTCGGACGGCTTAGATGAGCGATGGGCAATGCGGGTGTGCGACCAGTGCGGAACCGAGCATTTGGGTCCGGTCGCCTCCGACTACTCGCTCTGTTTTGACTGCGCCAACGAGCGCAACGAATACGCCTCGAAGTCCATCTCGATGAGCGTCGATGCGGCGGGGGACGATTCGACTCACCCGTCGCGCGTCAAGGATGGAACCAGCGGATTCAACATGGCGCTTCCGCCCGTCGTCACGGTTTTGCCGGAGAAAGACGCCTACGGGCAACACAAAGTTTCATCGCGTCCGGTTGCAAACAACGAAGTCGGGTCCGGTCGCAGGCTCAAGGAAATGGCGAAGCGTTCCAACCTCACCGTCATGGAAACACCCAAACGTTCGGTCGGAGGAAGATAGATTGCCTCGCGTAGACCCATTCGACGCAAACGGACAAGGACGCATCGAGTTTCTGCACCCTCACCCGACCTACGGGGACGTTTTCAATGCGCCTAGGCAAGAAGTTGAAACCCTCGCACATCGGTTAAACGTAGAGGGATATACTCTCGGGAAAACCGCCCCGGGTTCATGGGTTGTAAAATCCAACCCACCACCAAGGAGTCACGTAGGCATGAGCTATATCAACGCCCTTTCTTCCCTTTCCAACCCGGTCGGTTCTCCGCCATCCGCAAAGCAACCCGCCATCGGTGCCCCGCCTGCCGTTGCATCGCAGCCGCACATCGAGGCCCCGGCTTACGACGCTGGCATGGATCCCGCTTGGCACGGGATTCTCGATCCAAACGACCACGCGCTTCGCAACGCGCTCTCGGAGATGAGCCCCGAAGTTCGGCAGTTGCTACTGATGCGTCTCGGAAAAATCCAGGCGCCTTCCGCTGCTCATCCGGCGATTCCCGTTGGTGCAGCTCCAGCTACGACATCGCAAGCTCCCGGAAACATTTAGCGCGTGAGCGCAACCACGCTTTCGAGCAACGGCTACACGCCGAAGGCGAAGTTCGATCGCCAGCAGGTCGAACGCCATCGCGCGAGCTTGCGTAAGGACGACGAATTTGTTGTCTTAACCGAGGAAGAAAAAGAGCAGTTCAAAATCCTGCGCTACTGCGCCAAGCAGTTCGAGGATGCGTGCAAGGCGCGCAAGCCGTTCGAGACGTTCGATATTTGCTGGGCGCTGTTCAACGGCGATATGTGGAACGACCGTCGCCCGGTATGGCGCGCGTCCATCACCATCAACAAGATTCGCGCCTTCATCACGTTCATGCAGGCCGTGATGACCGACAACAAACCGCGCATCTCCGTCGAGCCGCTCGTTCCAGGCTCCGAAGATGCGTCGGACCTTTTGCGGAAACTCGTTGACCGCGACTGGGACGAGAACCAGATGCAACAGGTCATCTCGACGTGGGTTCTCTACGGTCTGATTTGGGGATACGCGTTTGTCAAAGTGACCTACGACCCGTATGCCGATGGCGGTCGCGGCAAGCATTGTGCCGTTCCGATTCCGCCTTACCGCATCTACACGAACCGCACGGCGACCTGCATCGAGGATGCCGAGTTCATCGTTCACGTCGAGGACGTCACGATGGGCTGGATTCGCAGAAACTTCCCCGATAAGGCCGAAGCCGCTTCGACGCTGCGCGGCATCCGTCTCAATGACAACTCGGACGCCGACCGGAACAAAGATTACGTCCGCGAAGGCACGCTGGGCAATACGCGCATCCAGTCGGCGATGGACATAAACGGGAACATCATCATGCCTCAACAGCCGATGAGTTCGCCGCACGCCACCGACGAGGACCGCGACACGATCGAAGTCGCAGAGCATTGGATGCGTGACGATTCGCTCGAATCGTACGAACGCCAAGTCGTCGAGAACGGCCGAGGGAAGTTCCAGCCCGTCATCAAGGACGGCTCCTACGTCATGGAAGTCGTCGGCAGCAAAACGATTATCAGTGAGATCGACGGACAGCCAACGGTCGTCCCGGTTCGGCGCGCCAAGATGGAGCCCGTCACCGAGAAAGCCTGGCGCCTGAAATATCCCAACGGTCGGCTGGTGATTATCGCGGGCGGCAAGATTCTGCTGCGCGACATTCCCTCACCGTTCCAGATCGACGGCTTCCCGTTTGCGATGTGGAAAGACTACGACGTCGGCGGATTCCACGGCCAGGGCGAGCCGTTGCCGCTTCGTTCGTGCGCGTTCGCTATCAACAAGATTGCCTCGCAGGTTTTCGAGATTCTCGAAAAGACCGGCAACCCGTCATGGAAAGTCAAGAAAGACGGCGGAGTCAATCTCACCGCGGTCAAGAACCGCCCGGGGCTCGTCATCGCGATGGATACCCCCGACGCGTTGACGCCGCTGGAAAAGCCGCCGATACCGCAGGAGTTCTTCTCGCTCTACAAACTCATTAGCGACGGCATGGGCGAAGTCTCCGGCGTCAACGAGTCGGTCAAGGGCGCGCTCCCCGCGGCGAACACCGCCTTCGCAACGATGGACCAACTGCAAGAGTCCGGGTCGGCGCCGTTGCGGCTCAAGGTTCGCAACATGGAAACGGGGATTTCCCGAATCGGAAAGCTCCGCATCCAGTTGATTCAACAGTTCGACCAAGGCGCTCGTCCGCTGCGTCTCACGGGTGACGACCTCGCCGCTGGCGTCGTCGAGCCTGCGAGCAACGTATCGGTGCAGTTCCGCAAGTATTCCAACGCCGACATTCAAGGCCAGGTCGAGTTCGGCGTCGTTCCGATCTCGTCGCTGTCGACTTCGCCGGCCGGAACGTGGAACAAGTGGATGACCTTGCTAGACAAAAAGCTGGTCGACCCGGTGTGGTGGCATTCCAAGTTCCGCATCGAGGGATACAAGTCGGAGTTGCCGCGTATGCTCAAGCAGCAGAAGCAAGATGCCGACGCCGAAGCCGCGCTCAAGAAAGCATCGAAGGTCGGCGGCAACCGAACGAGTCCAGCGAAACAGGCGTCGCGTCGTCGCCTGCCTCCGCCATCGCAATCACCGACGCGAGAGGAAAACGCTAGGGTCCGCTGACGCTAGATAGGATTTGCCATGTATCTCGATGCCCTAAAAAATGCCGGGTCCCAAGGTGGCGGTATGCCGCCCAACGCCGCGTCGCCCGGCCTTGGTCCGACCCCCTCATTGCCGGGACTCCCGCCGCCGCCGACCGGAACCGGAGCGATGCCGACGGGTGCGCCGACCAACACCAAGATGACGGCCGGGTCCGATGCGATCGCGTCGCTGCGAACGCTGCAAGGCTTCGTTCCGGCGCTTTACAACGACATTTCCGAGATGATCAGCCGCATCAAAGGCGCGACCAGCGACAAGGCGGGAGACTCGCCGGGTCCGTCGGTTGGCGACCCGGGCATCCCGGGTGCGGCGCAACTCGACGCGTCGCCGACGATGGATTCGGGCGGTCCCGGCGCTCTGTAGCCTCACCCTGTATATTGTCAGGCAATTACGTTCCGTTCCTACGGATAGGCTTACGCCGTAATCCTACCCGGGAAGGAGGAACGAACAGTGGCAAAACGCACGCACAAGCGCGGTAGCAAGAAAGCCATCGCGCGCAAGGCGGCCCGAAAGAGCCGGAAGCACGAGTCGATGGGAATGCTGAAGGCTATCAAGCGCACTCACAAGCGCAAATCCCATCGCGGCAAAAAGCGCGTCTCGCACCGCTAAACCGCAATAACGGCGCGGGGCTGTTCGTTCAGCCCCCGTCGTCTTTTTCGTGAAGGACACATGGCGAAAAATAAACTGAGCAAGCCCGCTCCATCCGTGCCCAATGGCTCCGCCAAGGTTACTGCTCCGCAGTCTCCAAGCGCCGTCGAGCCGTTGACCGACGAGTTGAATCTCGTCCGAAAATTTACGCGTGAGAATCCCAAGGGCAGTCTGGCGGATACGCCCGAGGAAGTCGCGGCTTCGACGGTCTTAGACCCGTCCGCGCCGATCGAGAATTCCGCCGCCGAGCCAATCTCGGACACGCCGCCTCCGGCCGAGGAAACTCCGCCGACCGAAACTCCCGCCGAGCCAGCGATTGAAACGCCAGCGCCGACGTCGGAAGCGTCGCCCGCTACGCCTGCGAAGCCTGCGCCAGCAGCGCCGGCCGCGACAAGCGAAACGCCAGCAGCGCCCGCCGTTGCGACCGAACCGCCCAAGCCGAGCTACGCGCCCGACGAGCAAATCCATCTGCTCGAAGGCAGCGAACCGTGGACGCGCCAGCAGGTCGTCGCCGGGCTTCAAGACCGCGCAACGCTCCAACCGAAGGCCGCCGAGTCCGAGAGATTCCGCGCCTTGTTCGGCAACGACTACGAGACGGCTGAGAAGAATTGGAAGCCGATTCTGGACAGCCTTCGCGAGAATCCGGAGCGCGCTCAGGTCGCCAACGAAGTGCTCGCCGCCGACCCCGGGATGCTCGAATACCTGCGCCAGAGCGCCCAATACTGGAAGTCGCTCACGCCCGAGGAGCGCGGCGTCGCCGGAGGCACCGCAGCCGCGGCCGCACCGTCGTCCATCCCGCAGAACGACCCGCGCATCGAGAAGTACGAACGCACCTTCGCCACGATGCAGAAGCAGCTCATCGACAATCGCGTGCGCTCCGAATGGGGGCAGGTTTTCGAAAAGTTCCCCTTCATGCGAACCGACCAAAAGGCTCGTGAAGCACTGACGGCAGCGGCTGGGCTCATGTTCACCGCCGACGAGAAGGCCGGGAAAGACCCGCTCGAGTGCCGTGGTTTACTCGAGGCCATGAGTCAGAACGCCGTATTCCTCGAGGCGGCAGCTATCGCGTATGACCAGCGCGCGCAACACGGCGCGCCCGGTTCCGCATTGCCTGCCCCCACGATTGCGGCGCCTCCGTCTCCGGGTGTGGGTCTAGCGTTACTTGGCAGCAGCGGGCCTGGCCCGTCGGGTCAACCAGCGGCTGCTCCTCCAAAAGTTTACCGAGGCGACCCCGATTCGGCCGTCGCCGCTTTCATCAACGACCATCCAAGATAAGGACATAACAGCGTGTCAAACGGACTTCCGTACGTCAGCACCAACGAAGTCAATACCTTCGCGAACCGATACGTTCGGAACAACATCGTCGACCAGCGATACAAGTCGCGGGCGTGGTTGGGCATTCTGAATTCGGTCGGACGCATCGTTCGAATCGACGGCGGCTCGATCGTCAGCCAGCCGATTCTTGCCCAGCCGAATCAGACGGCGGCTTCGTACTTCGGTGCGGACCTGCTCGATGCCGACGCGCAAGAGGAGTTCACGAACGTCGAAATCCGCTGGTGCGCTGCCTACGCTTCGGCGACCATCAACGGAACCGACAAGCTCCGCTGCACCGGACGCGAAGCGACCTTGAACATCGTCAAGGCCAAAACCGAGTCGGCCTTCATGGCCTGCTTCGATAAGGTCGGTTCGTTCGTCTTCGGCAACGGCAACGGCAACGGCGGCAAGGACTGGGACGGCATGGGCGCCGGCATCAACGACGCAGCCGGCTTTCAAGTGTATAACGGCATCGACCGCGTTGCGAATCCCTGGTGGCAGTCGCAAGTGTTCGACCCCGGTACGCCGACCGCGCTGTCCAGCGCCTCGATGATGACGCTCTTTACCGAGTGTCAGACCGACGAGGAGCGCATCCAAGTCATCATCACGACCAAGGCCGGATACACGGCGTACTGGCAACTGCTCACGCCGCAAGAGATTCTCGCCGACGACAGCATCGGCAACCTCGGTTTCAACAACATCGCCTTCCAGGGTTGCGCGCTCGTCATGGACGCTGGCTGTCCGGCCGGCTACATGTACTTCGTGAACCTCGACCACGTTCGGCTGTTCCTGCACACGCAGCGGCAGTTCGAGTTCCAAGGCTTCCAGCGTCCGTACAATCAGGACGTCGAAGCCGGTCAGGTTCTCGCAATGGGGAATTTCGAGAACAGAAAATGCAGCGCCTCCGGTGTGTACCGGAACATCAGCAACGCGTAAGGAGCGGCAGAATCATGGCACACAAGAAATCATCCAAAGGCGCAGCCGGAGACGGTTCCAAGGTTCCCGCGGAAAGCGTCGAGCTCGAAGGCTCAATCATCACGGCCGCTCGTTCGACGATGGTCGCGCAATCCTACGAAGATGGCTACCCGGAAGTTCCGGGACGCCTGCACATGCGCCAAGCCGCAGTCGGAAAAGTCCACCACTAACTTTCACCAACGCACTCGTTGTCCATAGGGGACGGAGAGAACATCATGCCAATTTGGTCAACCACCCTCGACGCAACCACCAACAACCTGCCGAATGACGGCCCGCGTGGGATGCAGTCCTACCGCCCGTCACCGACGGCGGCAACCTACCTTCCGGGAACGGTTTTGCAACTCGTTCCGATGGACCAGCAACTCTACGCCGACCACGCGACGGTGCAGCCGCTTCCGGCTGGCACCACGCTGACGAAAATCGCCGGTGTCGTTGCGGGTTCGTGGGGAGGCTTCGACGGATCGCTCGACCAGGCTCCGGCCTACGTTTCGGTCGCGAACCCGCAAGGGCTCGTGCGCGGAACCACGTACATCGAGTCGATCGTCAAAGGCTTGGGGTACGTCCTCGTTGACCAATCCGGCACCGCGGCTGTCACCATCGTCGATGGCCTCGAACTGGTTTCCTCGCGCGTTTCGGCTGGCTACGCTCAAGGCGTCGCCGTCTCGACCGCAGTCGGCGCATCCCTCATCGCCGTCGCGTCGTTGCCGTCTACCGGCATCGGCTCGTCGCTGACCGCCGCTGCGTTGGCGCAAGCCGCGCAGGTTGCAACGGTTGCAACTCCGGCCGCGGGCGACATTCTCAACCTGACGATTCAAGCACCGTACTCGCAAGGGTTCCCGAGCGTCGCGCAGACCTACACCTGGTCGCTGATGCTCAACTCGACCACGGCCGCTTCGGCGACCACGGCCGCAGCCGCGATGGTCGCGTACCTCAATGCGACGTCGAACTTCAGCAAGTATTTCCTGGCGACCAACACGGCCGGTGCAATCACCGTCACGGTCAACGCCAACTCCGCGCCGTTCCAAGTCACCTTCGGTTCGGGAACGAACCTGACCGGCGCATTCTACACCAGCATTTCGGGCATGGTCGCCAACTCGCTGACCTTCGCCTCGAACGTCACGGGCGCAGGCGGGACCACCTTCGCTGCGACCGGCGCAAACTTCACCGGCGGAACGGGATACAAGGGCCTCACCCCGGCCTTCATCTACGGAGAATTCTAATCTGTGGCAACGCTTCTAGCGAAGATCGAACGCGACAGCATCCTGGCTCGAGCGGCGGAAAAAGAAAACACCATCGTCGAAAAGACGTGCCGCATTTCGCTGGCACACGATTGGCCGAACGCGCAGAAACCGCGCGCGATCGAACTACCGTGGTGCAAGGGACTCGGATCGCCCAAGACGCTGCTCATCCTTCGCCCAGGCGCAACGATCGAACAGCCGCTGGACAAGTGCCACGCGTGGTTCGGTCCGTTCGACCTGTTCAAAGAATACGAGGCCGAGCTTCACAAGGTTCCGACGAACGAGAAGCTCATCGCCGCCATGCGCGACCGTATCGCCAGCGAGAGCGCCCGATACCTCACGCGCTACGACTACCCGCGCGGCAATGGTCGCGGCAGCCAGCCGGACATGACTCCGGTTGGTCCGCACCGTTCGCCTGACATTACGATTCAGGTCCTCGATGCCGAGGGAAATCACGACGAGCCGATTCGGCTGTACGAGGTCTATCAAATCGGCGAGTTCGACGAACTGGCCGGCACGTTCCAGCAGCCCGAGTCGCAAGAGCAAATCGAGTCGCGCTTCCAGGCGCAGCTGCTCGAGAAGGACCGCGAGGTTGCGGCCATGCGTCGCGAGCTCGCGCAGCTTGCGGGCATGGTCAAGGGCGTCGCGCTCACCGCGGCGGGCAAAGGCAAAGCAGTCGCCGCTGAACCAGCGGTAGCAGGGGAGTAGTATGGCGCAAGTAGCCGTTCGGGCTCATTGTCCCGCGTGCGGGCAGCCGGCCACGCTGGCAGGTTCGTATTCCGACGAGACGTTCAATGGACAGTGCGTTGCGTGCAAGGGCGTGATAGCGGCTCCGAATCCGAAGTACGACCCGTCCAAGAACGTCCAGGCGTTTTCGTCCGTCGTCATCGGCGACAAAGTTGTTTCGGGCTACAACCTGAAGGTTACGGAAGCGACCAAACCGACGACAGAGATGGATCCGGAAGCGACCGTCGTGGACGAACACAAGTTTGCGGGAACCGACCCTTTCCCGAAATCCGACGCTCTGGACAATGCATAGCTCGTTCACCGATGCGCTCGCGCGCGAACTTGGCGCCCCGCGCAAGAAGTCGGGCCTGAAGTTTGCGGTCGTCGAGAAGATGCACACGGGCGAGAAAGTCGTCTATCGCAGCGACGTTCGCGGAGCGGCCGAGACGGTCGCAGCGCAGCACGCGGCACGCCGCGTCATCGAGGAGTAACATGGCCGACAGACGTTCATCGCTCGACAAAGGTTCTTTCCCGGCCGGAGACGGCGGGCGTGTCATCGTTCCGATTCATCACAATCGCGAAGGCGGAGATGCGTCGATCGACCCGGACGAGA